CAGGCAGTTATCAATCGTGTCCTGCACCTGCTGAGCGATCACCATCATGGTGCTGTCACCTTGGCTGCGGTCGATGCGCTTGGCCTCGGCAGTTTCAGCGGATAGCTTCTGGCCCAAAACAGCAGACAGGCCCAGCTCGTTGATCTGTCCAGCAAGTTGCTCCAGCCGCTTGAACTGCGAGTCGTAGCTCTTGCCAGCAGGTTCGATGTACTCGGCGCGGCCATCAGCAGGGAACGCGATCGCTTCACCGGGTCCAGCGCTGACTTCCTCGGCGGATGTGGGGAAGCCGTAGAACGCCAGCATCGGAACGCCGCTGATATGCAGCATGTTGTCCAGGTCGGACTGGATCTGATAGGTCTTAAGATTCAGCTCAGCGATGTCTTCCATTGGTGGGCGTGATTCAAACTGACCAACGCGGTTGGAATAGGCCACGCTGAACGGAATTTCATTAAGGCTGGTGGTGCCTTCATCGACGATTTTCCAGCTGGACTTCTCGTTACGTTGGTGCAGCTCAAATGCGCCAGGCGTCAGCACGCGGATCTGCTCCACCTGCTTTTCGCCGTATAGGCCATCGGGCACAACAATGCGCTCCATCAGCCGTAACTGAATCAGCTTCTGGGCGCCTTCACTCATCTCGGTACGCCAGCCGAGGATGTCCCTGGGCGTGTAGGTCACCCAGTATGGTCGTCCATTTTCGCCAGCAGCAGGAGCATCAACAAGGACGCCAGCGTGGCCATAACGCACCATTTTGCGTCCAAGTTCATAGGTCCAAATGTTGAGGTCGTTGCCTTGCAGGTCTACGTCAAACAGTTGTTCACGCACCATGTCCGACACCTCTTCAAGGCGTACCGGCTTACGGGTCAACATGCCAGCCAACATCCGCTCAAGGCGTTGGTAATACGGCGGGCAAACGCTACGTGCTAGGCGGTTGTCGTATGACTCGTCTTCCTCGCGTGGTTCCTGCGGTAGGTAGCGGCGATGCTTGCGACGCATCTCATAAGTGCCGCCCATCAGATCCTCAATCAGGATCCAATGCGGCTCCATGTTGGCCCATGCACTGTTGGGATCGTTGACCTCCGCAACTTTGCGGGTCAGCTGCATGTTATAGCTGTTAAATCCCGTATACACGATGCAGCATTGCTACTTTCACACAATCTACTTCGGGAGGACCCAATCGCATGACTGGATCCCCGTTGAGCGATTAACCAAATGCCGCCCGCATCATGCTACGTGCTGTGGCACGGCCAAAGGAGCTGCGACGCATGTCACGCGTGGCAGCAGAATTGGCGGCTGCCCGCTGCTGTAGCGCATTGCCACCACGCTTGGCAACCGCTTTGGCCGCACCCTTCGGTGTCTGTTTACGCACAGTGTCCATTACGGGTGATTTGGTGCGTAATTTGCCAGCCTTCCCACCGACAGGAGCGCCAGCCCGCTTGGCTGAACCCTTGATATCAGATCTCAGACTCTTAATCCGTGTATTGGCGCCGCTCAATTCTTTGGCCGCCGATGACCTGAGAGATGCCATGCCAGGAGCACCTTTGGTCAGGGCTTTATTTGTGCTTGCGGCACGCTCTCTTAGACCAGCTTTAGAGCGATTGATGCCCTTCAAAGCCTCAGTGCGCTGTGATACGCCACCACCACCCGTGCTGGAGAATCGGCCCTTGCTGTCCCGCTTGATTGCCATGGTGCTGGTATCTGATCTAGTACAATCTAATGCCGGTTCATGGTTTTGCGTATTGGCGCTGTTTGATCAGACCCATAGCATTGTTGTATCGCCTATTGACTACTTTCACCTGAGAGCGAGTCTTAATGCGAGCAGATCTAGTTGCTGCTTCTTTTGTGTTGGCGTCTTTTGTAGCTTTGGCGATTGTTGCCTTGTCCGCTCCAGATTTCTCTAGCCTCTTGACTTTGCGATTGGCATAGACTGATTTGCCAAGTGCGGCGCTATAGGGTTTGTCTGCTTTGTGGCCACCTACCATTAGATCTGTACCAGCACGATTTGCTCGATTGCGACTAGTTATAGATTCTCCAGATTTATTAGTTCCGCCTCCTTTCACTGTTCGACCTGCCTTGACAGCTATGCGGCTACCACCACCACCACCACCGGAGAATCGGCCCTTGCTGTCCCGCTTGATTGCCATGGTGCTGGTATCTGATCTAGTACAATCTAATGCCTGTGCCGCGTCCAGCCCCAGCATGCAGTGGGTTGAATTCGCGCCAGATGAGATAACCCAGCGCGTCATTCATGTGGTCATATCCGGCGTCTTTGTCTGGATCACCTTTCTCCGTGTAACTCTGGAGCTCCAGACCCTCAATGATCTTGACGCATGATGCGGCGATCTTGAGCCTTACTTCCCCTTTGCCATTCTCCAGCAAAGCTTGAACAGCAGCCACCCGATCGCGAACGGGAGGATTCGCCTTCGGTGATTGGTTGGACATGCCATAAGACTCCAGGATGGCGATATCAGTTTGTGTTGCATTGGTGCTGCGGTTACCACCGCTGGCGTCTGGATAGATGTAGATCTTGTGATCTGGGTAGTGCGCCTTGATCTTCTGGGCCAGTGCATCGGTGTCATGGGCACCGCTGACTTCATCCACCACATAAAGACTCTTGCCAGCGCGAATAGCAATGACGGCTGACATATTGCCTACGTTGAAGTCCACGCCGATCCGCAAAGGCTCGCGGCTGATATCTGGCACCTGCGTGGTCACATGCTTGGTACGATCAAATCGGTCATAGACCTGACCTGTGGTCAGATTGACGAATTCACCATCCAGATATGCCTTGAGCAGCTGCGGGTCATAGTTGGCCTGCATCCGCTCGATGAAATCAGGCGGTAGGTGTGGATTATCCTGCGTCCGCATGCGGATTAGCCGCCGGTCTTCACGTCCTTTGCCATCATCGCTGGCGAAGGTCTGCCACATCCAACGGAATCCTTCAGGAGTCGATGCTGCCGCGAATTGCCGCACATTGCCAGATCTCAAGCGACCGAGGATCTTGGGGAAGGCCTTATTTGCGATAGCTGGATTAACTGTGTCTATCTCGTCAGCAAGAACCCAGGCACCGTTGATCCCGATGATTCGCTGCCAATTCTCAAAGCTGCGGCAAAGGATCTTGGTGTCACCATCGGGCAGGTGCAGCGTGTACTCAGGCAACGGCGACGCTCGGAATGTGTATGGGATGTCATATGTCTCCAGGAAGTCATCAAAATCCGACTGCCAGATGTCTCGGATCAATGGGCCTGTTGGCTCCATAACCACGCCGATGAATCCCTGATTGGCCATGGCCAGATGCACGGCCTTGGCGCATAGTGCCCGCGTTTTGCCTGCCCCATATCCAGCAGACACGCCAAGGATGCTGGTGTCCTGATCATCGACAAAGGCAAGTTGACCAGGGTGCAAATCATCCCGGATGCGTTGGAGCACGTCCACCACATCAATGCCGTCAGATACCCTATCGAATTGCTGCAGAATGTGGCCCTGGCGAGCGCCAGCCAAGATGCCCACCATGAGCGCGTTATAAGGCATCAGTATGTGTTACAGTCTAAGGCATGCTTTCTGTATTCATGGATGGCCACCGAATATCTTGCCATTTCAGGACGCTACATGCTCCTGTCAAAGGAAGAAGAGATCTATCTGGGACGGCGGATCCAGAAATGGCTCACCTGGGAGGGTGAATGCCCAAAAGCCGTGGAACGCAGCGGAAAGAAAGCTAGAGAGAGATTCGTACTGGCCAACATGCGCTTGGTAACTCGCATAGCCAAAAGCTACACCAGACGCATCCAGGGCACAGCTCTCACATTCGAGGATCTCTTGCAGGAAGGCACAATCGGTCTGTGCCGAGCAGCAGAGAAATATGATCCCGAATGTGGCTATGCCGCCAGCACCTACTTCACTTGGTGGATCCGCCAGGCGTTATCTCGGGCAGTGGATGCCCAGGCTCGGATCATCAGGGTGAGCACAGGTGCCCGCCGCAAGCTCAAATTATTTAGGGAAGCAGCAGTCGAAGGACAGAGCATAGAAGAGACTCTGGCTGCGGCTGGTTTGAAGCCCAAAGATTTGGAGTATGTCCGCCAGGCTGGCCTCTGTGAGATGGTTGTGCCCCTCGATTCCCTTGAATTGCGTGATTGCATCTGATATGTTATAATTGCTTTAGATCACACACAAAACCAATGACTGCACTCGAAAAAGCAATTGCCCTGATGGACCGCTGGACCAAGCTTGCCAAGCAAGACGGCACCCTGGCTGGTGGCTACGGCGTCAAGGTCAACCCCACTGGCTACATCTATTGCGATGCTGAATCTAAGCGGATTAGCTATGACGCAGCCTGCGCCATCGTGGCCCATGCAGTCAACGAAGAGGTCATCGATTCGATGATCATCGCACCTGCTCCCAGCACCGACTGGAAGAAGCTGAACGCAGCCACCCAGGCCCTGTTCATA